TTGGCAGTGCCAGAGCCCTCGCTACCTATTGGTTCATTTGCTCCACAGACGACAGTTTATTGGCACGAAACTTAGATTACCCAACAGAATGCACTAGTTACATGAATAATCTCACAATTTCCCAGTAGCCACTCGTAATCAGCCTTTGCACAGCCCCCTGGATCATCATTCATCAACATGATGCAAGGCTTACCCCACTGGATGGTTTTCTTGCGTTTGTATTTGTCAGTGATGACGAATTCCTTCTGGGCACCTAACCATCCCTTGTAGGCGTGGAAGAACTCGAATCCTCCCTGTATGTCGTCGAATACTGCGTATTCCGAGGACTCACTGAAGGACTCCATGTTGAATTGGAGATTGAAGTAAGAGTGTCTTCCCAAACTACGGGCGAAAAGGGTCTTGCCTGTTCTTGTGGGACCCCATAGAATGAGTGATTTAACTCTATACACAAGTTAATAAGAAAACAACTACCTGCCGGAGGCGAAGTCCGATGAGAAACCGCCGACGGAGGGGGGTAAGGGGGCGGCACTCAGGCCCCCCCCCCGGAGGAGATAGCGCCTTACCGTTCTCCGACAGCTCTACCAATGGCCGCCTGTTCTCTCCATTCGGAGAGACCCGGAACGCATCCATACGACGTAACGACGGTCGGAGAGGTGTATTCCCGTACTGGTGTGGGGTAGGCGTATTCTGCGTATGCCAGGATGCGGTCGAGCGAAAGCACCCAATCGCGAGGAGCTTGTGAACGCACCGCTGACAGAAAAGATTCCTTTGTGTCGCAGCCGACGATATCATGCCATCTCGCAGAAGTTGATCCCGAATCATTACCAGCCTCATCGGGGGCAGTACCATACTCGTAAACGACGTCACCGTCCTTTCCGACATAGTCGTATACCTTTCGTGGAGTTGTGCGAACCGATCGGATATTTCCGTGAGATCCGAAGTAATCGAAAGCGTCGGATGCTGAGACAGTGACAGGCGACTCAAAGCTAAGGAATACATGGAAATGAATCCCTCCATCGCCATGAGACTCTCTTCCAATTCGTATGCACACAGGATCCGTAAAATCCCGTTGCACATGTTCAAGGAAAGTTCCTCCATTGTCAACGAACTCACGCTGGACATCTTCACTGGTTTGAGGAAAAGTAAGAATGAATGCTTTGGCACGTGCACGAAATCTTGCCATAGGCGGTGAGGTCAAAGAGAGAGAGAACTTGTTAATATTATTCTCTCTCTTTGACATTTGACCTTTGACCACGGGTATAAATAGCCCGTCCCCCCCTCACGTGGTGCGCGATTTTTCTCACCAGATCAACCATGGCTTACGGTCGCTCATCCTATCGGCGACGCCGACGTTACACTCGACGCCCTCGGCGTTATCGCTCAAATAAGCGAACCAATTATCGTTTCTCGCGCAGTCGCAGGCGAGCACCAAGGAGGCGAGGAAGAATGACGAGTCGACGCGTCAGAAACATTGCTGCACGGAAGAAGCAGGATACCATCTTTGGTGCCATCGCCCAGACATCGACTGCCCCTGGAAGTGCTGGTCTCTTGGATGGCACGAATTACTTTCTCTACAACGCTACGTATCGCCTGTATCAGGATCATGATAATGATCATGTGCGGACTACGAATGCTCCGTACTTCGTCGGCGTCAAGGATAACGTCAGACTTACGTCAACGTTTCCGTATACCCATCGTCGTGTGTGCTTTTGGACACATGAACAATTTGCGGCTGGCCAACCATATGTCTTTGAAAGCGACATTGAGGGGGAGCCTAGTTACATGAGGCGACCACTAGAGAAGCTAGATCCGAACACCAATTCTGATTTGTTCGAATATCTATTTAAGGGAACTCTCGGAGTGGACTATTCCGAAGATACACGTCACATTACTCCACTCGATTCTCGGCGCTTGAGAATCGTCTCAGATGTGACCACTAGTGTGAATCCTGGAGTCGCACCACCAGCCGAAGGCGCAACTTATGGGGGGAAGATCGTCAATAAGAAATTGTGGCATCCTATCAGGGAGACTCTCATTTATGATGAGGATGAAGACGGAGCGTCCGTCTCTCCTAATCGTCCTGGATTTGTCTCCAGATCTCCCAACTGTCCTGGAAATTTCTACATTATGGATATATTTTCTGTTGGGTTGGCAGTGCCAGAGCCCTCGCTACCTATTGGTTCATTTGCTCCACAGACGACAGTTTATTGGCACGAAACTTAGATTACCCAACAGAATGCACTAGTTACATGAATAATCTCACAATTTC